CAAAGGACGACTAATGTCGGCCCCTGCACAGTTGCTCTACTTGATGTAACTGTGCTAGGTGACACTTATGGTCACCTCAAACCCTAAAAACGAGGATTAAATCCGATGAAAAAGCGTTCCAAGATGTCCCGCAAGAAGTCGCGTCGTAACTTCCGCTCCGGCAATGGTGTCAAATCCCGCAATTTTGCGGGTAGTCCGATGCGCGGCGGCATCCGTCTCTAAATCGTGTGCCGTGCTATTCGCCCCTGTCGTGTTACCGTCTGCCCGACGGTACCGGCATCACCTTCAATCGCCGCCTTTCGTTCCCGGAATTTGCCATGTCGCTGAATTGTGGTCAGTGCATCGGTTGCAGGATCGAAAGGGCGCGCCAATGGGCCGTACGCTGCACCCACGAGGTCCAGATGCACGATGAAAGCTGTTTTGTGACGCTTACCTATGACGATGATTTTCTGCCGTATGGTGCGACGCTCTACAAACCCGATTATCAAAAATTTCTCAAACGCCTCCGTAAAAAATACGAGGTTCGTTATTTCCTTGGAGGCGAATATGGCGACACGACCCAAAGGCCGCATTATCACGCTATTCTGTTCGGATGGCGTCCTGACGATCCCGAGCTTTTCACCGAGTCGGCGGACGGTCTCAAACTCTACACCTCCAAAGAACTCTCCTCCCTCTGGGGGATGGGTCATGCCACTTTCGGAGAGGCAACGTTTGATTCGGCCTCCTATTGCGCGGGGTACACCCGCAAGAAAATAACCGGCGACGCCGCCTGGGAACATTACGCCTCTTATTGCCCAGACACCGGTGAGATTTTCGAACGCCAACCTGAGTTTGGCGCTATGTCGCTCAAGCCAGGCATCGGCGCTTCTTGGCTCGAAAAATACGGTCGTGATTCCTATGAAAAGGACCAGGTCATTTTGAAGGGCAAGGCTATGAAGCCTCCCCGCTTTTACGATACCAAGATCGAGGTCACCGACCCGCAGCTCTGGCAAACGACCAGGCGTCGGCGCGCAGTCGACGCTTTTAAGAAATATCACCCCACTCAAATTGACCCGGACGCCGCTTATCAACGGCGTCTTTTTTCTGGTCAAATCATCGCCGAAAAACGGCTCTCACAAAGGGATAACTTCGAATGAAGATTTACAGTATTCACGATCAGCAAGGCTCGTTCTTCTTGCCGCCTTTTTACGCCAAGACCTCTGGAATCGCGCAGCGCATGTTCATCATGTCTTTGGGCGATAGCTGGCCTCATCGAGCCGATTTTGCTCTTTATGAGCTTGGTCAATTCGACGAGGAAACCGGCGCTATCCTGACGGGTGACGCCCCAGTCAGGGTCTTGTCCGGTCTCTCTATTCCCGAAGAGCACGATCCCCGTGTTAACCCTGCAGCGCCTCTGCGCACTGAGGCTTCTGTTCCCAACAACGCTATCTGAAAGGCGATCCCATGAAATCCGTGATGGCTCATAACTTTTCGCAGGTTCCCAAGGCCGATATTCCCCGCTCGTCGTTCGACCGGTCGTGCGGCCATAAAACCAGTTTTAATGCTGGTGAACTTATTCCTATCTATGTCGATGAGGCTCTTCCTGGCGACACCTTCAACGCCAAGCTTCATGCTTTTGGCCGCCTGGCCACGCCGATCCATCCGTTCATGGACAACCTTTTCGTGGACACTCATTTTTTCGCTGTCCCGATTCGGCTCATCTGGGACAACTGGGAACGTTTTAACGGTGCCCAGACTGACCCTGGCGATAGCACCGACTATCTTGTTCCCACCATGGCTGCCCCGGCTTCGACCGGTTATGCCAACTCCACCCTTTCGGATTACATGGGTATTCCCACCGAAATTCCCGATCTCGAACACTCGTCTCTCTGGCATCGTGCCTACAACTTGATCTGGAACGAATGGTTCCGCGATCAAAACCTCCAGGACAGTGTTGTCGTGGACCGCGATGACGGTCCCGACGACCCTTCCGACTACACCATCCTTCGGCGCGGCAAGCGCCACGATTACTTTACTTCCGCTCTCCCCTGGCCGCAGAAAGGCCCCGCTGTCGATCTGCCTCTCGGCACGTCGGCGCCTGTCTCCTGGGATGGCACGGCCGGGACCGATTTCGTTGGTATCAACAACTCTTCTGGCACCCTCGAGGTGCTTCGCGACAACGTCGCTGGTGCCGTCAATCGGATCACCACTGCGGCAGCTGGTGCTAACGATGTTCTCATGGAGGCTGATCTCTCCGCCGCTACTGCTGCAACCATCAACCAGTTGCGCCAGGCTTTCCAAATTCAAAAGCTATACGAGCGCGACGCCAGGGGCGGTACCAGGTACATCGAGCTGCTGAAAGCGCATTTCGGTGTCACCTCCCCAGACGCTCGTTTGCAACGCCCTGAATATCTCGGCGGTGGATCCATGCCGATCAATGTTTCAAGCGTCCCGCAGACTTCCTCTACTGACGCCACCACCCCTCAAGGCAACCTTGCTGCCTTTGGCACCGTTGGCCTTCACGGCCACGGCTTCAAAAAGTCCTTCGTCGAGCACTGCGTTCTTATTGGCCTGGTCAGCGTGCGCGCTGACCTTACCTATCAACAAGGCCTCAACCGCATGTTTTCTCGCTCTACCCGCTGGGACTTCTACTGGCCTGCTCTCGCTCATATCGGCGAACAGGCCGTTCTCAACAAAGAGATTTGGGCTCAAGACCCCGCCAATCTCAACCCCGGAGGCACCCCTATCAATGATGATGCTTTTGGCTATCAAGAGCGCTTCGCTGAGTACCGCTACAAACCCTCACTTATCACAGGACAAATGCGGTCGAACTTCGCTCAAACACTAGATAGCTGGCATCTCTCCCAGGACTTCTCTGCCCTTCCGGCTCTCAATGCTTCGTTTATCGAAGACAACCCCCCCGTCGACCGTGTCACCGCTGTCGACGCTCCCTACCCCGATCTTATTATGGACTCTCACATGCAACTGAAATGTGCTCGACCTATGCCTATCTACTCTGTCCCCGGCCTTATCGACCATTTCTAATCCCCAGCAAAAATCCCGACCTCTGAAACTGTAAAGGCGGAGCCTAAAATTGGAATTTTTCGCATACAACCGCCTCAACTCGGGGGGCTTCGTCCCCCCCTTTTTTCGAAAGGAAAACCATGTTTGGTGCTGCTCTCTCCTTCGCTGGCGGGCTTCTCGCCAATCGTTCCGCCCGACGGGATGCTCAAGCTAACCGCGAGTTCCAGGCCGATATGTCCGATACCTCCTACCAGCGCGGTATGGAGGATATGCGCAAGGCCGGTCTTAACCCTATCCTTGCTTACAAACAGGGCGGCGCTTCTGCGCCCTCTGGCTCTACAGCTTCCCAGCAGAATCCGGCCGCGGGCGTTCCCGCGGCCATTTCGTCTGCTGTTCAAATGAAGCGAGTCCAGGCTGAGATTGACAATCTCGAAAGCAACGCTGCTTTGACCACTGAGCGCGCGCGCACCGAGCAGGCCCAGCAGGGCCTTATCAACGCCAACACCGCCCTTACTTCTGAGCGCACCAACACCCAGGGCCATCTCACGGAGCAAGAAAAGATTCGCATCCAGACTGCGATCGCCACCCTGGGCAAGACCCGCATGGATAGCCTTGTTGCTGAGGCCGCTGCCGATCGCGCTATCCTGCAGGGCAACATTGACCGCTCCGATGTTGGCCAATTTATTGGCTGGCTTCACCGTGCCAATGAACTGGGCCTCGGCCCTCAACAAGTCCTCGGCCTTCTTCGAGGCCGTAAACCTGGCGGCGCCTTTCCTAGCCTTCGTTCCGGCGCGCCTTACAAACCGGGCGGCAAATCCATTGCCGACCGTTACCGCTCTAAAAACCCAACCTTAGTGGAGTAAATTATGAAATTTCTCACCGCCTATGGCGCAAAAAAACCCGTCCGCTTCGCGACCGATCCTGTGAGCATGACGCATCAATCTGAGGCTCCCCAATGCGACATCAACACTATCATGCTCAAATACCAGAAAACCGGTGTTCTCAATCACGTCAACCGGTTCGAGGGTCGCTACGCCGACCTGACCGCCACGCCTACCGATTACCATGAGAGCATGAACGCCGTTCTTGCGGCTCAAGAGATGTTCGAGGCTCTTCCTTCCTCCATTCGGAAGCGCTTCCATAATGATCCAGGCGCTTACGTTGAATTCGTTTCCAATCCCGAGAACGCCGAAGAGATGATCCGCCTGGGCCTCGCTACGGCCCGCCAAGGGGCCTCTGACGTTATCGAGGACCCAACCCCCCCGAAAAAGCCCAAGGCCGCTCCTGCGGCTTCTCCTGAACCCAAGGACCCCCCAAAGGA